TATATAAAAATTGTCGGATCTATTCCTAGAACATATCAATGGTATAGAAATAATTTTCCATTAACTGGAAAAACTACAGATACATTACTATTAACTTCTCTTTCAGATTCTGATACTGGAGTATATCATTGTCGTGTTGGTAATAATTCTTATTCTTATAATAGTGATTACGCAGAATTAAGTGTTCTACATTATCCAAGTATAATTACACAACCAGAAAGCGTAATTACTCCAGCTGGATCTAGTGTATATTTTTCTGTTAGTGCTGGTGGAAGTCCAGAATTAATTTATAAATGGTATAAAAATAATTCACTCACTACAGCTTATACTAGTGCGTATTATATAGTAAATGCTAATTTAGAAGAAGTTGGCGATTATTTTGTTGTTGTATCCAATTTAGTTGGATCTGTAACTAGTACGACGGTTTCTTTATCCGTTTCTTAGAAATCTCCACCATCAAGATTATCTTTATCAGTACGAATAAATCGTTCTTGTATAATTGCTTCTTCCAGTTCTTTGATTCTATCTTCCGCAATTTTTATAATTTCTTCTTCGTTTGTTGCAATATCTAATATATGTTTTGCTTTTGATGGTGATATTTGTTCGGTACTTTGTAAATCATAAGTTCCATAAACAGCAGTATCATTAAAATTCATATCTATGATATAATGTTTACTATCTTCGTCAGCAGATGTTCCATAAGAATAGTCAACAGAAGATACTTCTCCTACTATTGTACTGGTTAATTTACCATAGAAAGTATCATCATTTACTTGAATATTAGCGGATTCTTGTGGAAGACCCGGTTCCCAACTGTACTCTAAACGTTTAGCTTTAATTTCCCAACCATAATGTCCTCCTAATGGATTCATGTTTTCACTTACACTTTGATCTTTTCTTTGTGTAATTTGAAACATATTACCTCCTCGACCATTTACACGATCATTTCCATATTCAGTCATTTTAAAAACATCACCTGATTTTGGTTCAACAACTTGATTTAATCTTGTATATATATCATCGCTAGACATAGCACTGACGAAATTGTTATACGTGATATATGCAGTAATATCGTCACCCGCATCAAACCCAAATTTACTGATAGATAAAGAAGTTTCATTTAAATTTATTATCATTTTTAGGTTTTTAGGACCATGATAAACACTAGTAGGTTGTTCGCCGTATAACACATCAGCACTAGATAATTCCATCGAATTAATCCAATATTCAACCTTTTGACCCATTGATTGAACCATTTCATCAGCAGCAGAAGATATTAAATTACGATCAGCTTCTAACCTAGCTTTATCATATAACTCATAACACAAACCATTATTTCCAGCACCAGTATAATAACAATTTGACATAATTAAATCCTCTTTCTGATGTAATTTCCGTTTATTTGTTGTATAGTAAATGGACGTTTACCTAACCTTTTTGGTGTGGATAAATCATTTCTATCTATACCATGTTTAGCTATTAATTCTTCAGCTTCATCTGGAGATATTACTCCTTCTGTTTCTTTTAAATTTTGATTATAATTAGGATCATTTGGCTTATATCTTTTAGCCATAATATTAGTTCCTTCTGGTTTACCATTTCTTTTAATTTTACCAAATCTTTTTGTTAAACGAGTAAGATTTCTATGCTGTGGATTTATCGTTTTATTTGATAAATCTGTATATTCTAAAAAGAACTCTTTAAAAGATATCATAGTAGTATTTAGCAAAAAAGAAGGGCACTCAGTTAAGAGTGCCCTTTTATTTTTAAACTTTATTTTATTTTACTTAGCTTGGAACATTGATTCCCCTGCGCCACTTGCCTTAGTCATCTTGCTCTTAACTACTTGTGAGCCAGTTGCATGATCAGGCTTTTGATTGAATGGCATGTAATGAGCTGTTCCTTGAGTTTGAGCAGTCTTTTCAGGTTTACCTGCACCAGATACTTTACCTGCTATAGCACCTTGAACTTGATTGCTCTTTTTCTGAAGAGATTCACCTTTGTTATTAAAGGGAACATAACCAGATTGTGGTGATTCTTTAATTGGTTCTTCTTCTTCACCTTCTTCACATTCTTCAGCAGCTTCATCTCCCATACCATATTCACCATCTTCTTCACCCATTTCTCCACCTTCTCCACCTTCTCCACCTTCTCCAGCCATTTCTTCATCAGCGACTTCATCGCCACCTAGAACTGAAGCTAGAAGATCATGTAGCTTTTGAGCGGTTTCACGATCCATGCTGATGGTTACATCTTCTGAACCTGCTTCGTCACCACCCATACCACCTTCTTCTCCACCACCCATACCGCCCTCTTCATCGCCACCGATTCCGAGTGCTTGTGCGTCATTTTCCATTACTTCTTCAAATAGTTTTTCAAATAGAGATTTATTGCTCATATTTCTATTTATATCAAACAATATATTTTTTTAGAACTTTTTTTATTTTTTTGAAATTTTTTTTGATAAGTAAGGTTATGCCTATTGCTCCAAAAGGAAAAAAAGAGATTTACATGAACAATCCTTCTCTGCCAACAGCAGATGCCAAATTCGAATATACACCCGAAATGGTAAGGGAATTAAAGAAATGTAAACAAAATCTTTTATATTTTGCTGAAAATTATTTTTACATTATTAATCTAGATGAAGGTAAACAAAAAATTAAACTACATCATTATCAAAAAAGTGCATTAAGAATGATTCGAGATAATAGATTTAGTCTTTTCTTGTTTAGTAGGCAGACAGGAAAATCAACTATTGCAACTATTTACATGCTTTGGACTGCGATATTTAATGATGATCAGAAAATATTGTTAGTTGCAAACAAAGAAAGTACGGCAAAGGAAATATTTCGTCGTATTAGAACGGCATATGAAGGATTACCTAATTGGTTAAAATCACCTGTAGAATATTATGGATTAGAATCATTGGAATTACAAAATGGTTCTCGTATTGGTATAACGACAACAACTGGTACAGCGGGTCGTGGATCTTCTGCAAACCTCTTATTTGTAGACGAATGCGCTTTTATCGAAAAGGGGTTGCTTGAAGAATTTTGGTCTTCTGTATACCCTATTATATCATCTTCTAAAAAATCTAAAGTTATAATGGCATCTACTCCTAAAGATACTACGGGGTTATTTTATGAACTTTATAAAGGATCCTTAACTAAAAGTAATAATTGGGTTCATATGAAGGTTACTTGGGATCAGATACCCGGTAAGGATGAAAAATGGAAAAGAGAAACCATTGCTTCTTTGGGAGATGAATCTATTTTTAATCGAGAATTTAATTGTGCATTCGACGAAGTCGGGGAATCAGCAATTGATAGTGATTTCTTCGAAAAAATGAAAAAACATACTTTTGAACCGTTGTATGTATACGATGAAGGACATTATCTGATGTGGGAAAACCCAAACGAAGAAAGAATTTATGCTGCTGGTGTTGATGTAGCAGAAGGTATTGGTAAAGATGCTACTGTTATACAAATATTAGATATAACAAATCCACAAAGAATTAAACAAGTTGCAATTTATCATAACAACAAGTTAGCCCCAGTTGAATTTACACCAAAGTTAAGAGAAATCTTACAACATTGGGGAGATCCGTTGGCATTAATTGAAAGAAATAACTGCGGTGGTATTGTGGTGGATAATCTAAAGAAAGATTTTAATTATGAAAATATTATAAATTGGGGTATTGATCGAGTAGTGAATAAAAAATCTAATAAATTAGGTATAGTTTCACATACAAACACCAAATATCATGCAATATTAAACCAAAGATATTGGTTGAATACATGCAAATATGTTCAGATTAATGATATTAATACTGTTTTGGAATTAAACGAATTTGTTAGACAGAAAAACGGAACATGGGGTGCAAGAAACGGTGAACATGATGATAGAGTGATGGCATTATGTTGGGCATTAATGATATTACATGATGATATAGTAAATGTATATTTCGAAGTGGTAGATAGAGATGAGAATAGTAAACCAGCTATTATTAAATCTATGGATTATGGAATAAAATATTTTGTAAATCCGTCTTCTATATATAATAACGAAAAAACGGGAATGGGAGGAGATGCACTTCCTATTGTAATGGGTGGATTTAATCAAAATAACCCAGATCTTGATGATTTACATAATCAAGGATGGGTTCCTCTTATGTAACTCTAAATATATTTTATGAGTACTAACCATTACGATCAGTCAATATTGAATAAATCGAAAAAAGATAAATTTATTTTGACTATAGCTTTACCACCAGACTTAAGAGAAGCAAATAAGAAATTAGAAAGATCAAACAAGTATTTGGATTTAGATTCACTTCAGTTTTCCGTATATGGTTCAATAGTTCCAGAAAATACAATTCCAGCTGAAGGTGTAAAATATGCAGGAAGTACGGTATTTGTTTCTTCACATATTAAACCAGCTTATGATCCAGTCACTGTAAACTTTACAATTGATAATGAATTTAAAAATTATTGGGCTATACAAAAATGGTTAAATTTAATAAGAGGTGAACAATCGGGTATTTTTAGTGGAAATACATTACCCAAAGATGTTGGACTAGGAAGATACTCTTCGGATTTTATTTTAACAGCCAAAGATGAATTCCATAATGATGTTATACAGTGGACTTATAAAGCAGCGTTTCCCATATCATTAGGTGAAATAAATTACAATTATAGAGAAGGAGTAGAAATAGAAACTTCGTTTAAATTTGTTTTTACTAGAATAGAAACAATTTTATTGTAATGATAAAAAAATTGTTGATTTTTGACTAAATATCAATATGGCTAGAAGTATACAATCACCCGGCGTTGAAATTATCGAAAAGGATTTAACGTTATCACCAGTTTTACCAGCAGGTACTAACATTTTCATGACAGGTTTTGCTCCAAAAGGACCAACTGATGAAGTTTTGCAAATTACTTCAGTTGAAGAACTAGAACGTGTTTATGGAGTACCTACATGTCCTGCTGAACGTTATTTTTATTACGGTGCTCGACAAATTTTAAATAGTTCAAATGGTAATTTATTTATTAGTCGTATGCCTTACGGTACTGATACTGGTGAGGGTTACGGAGCAACTTATGGTGCATTAGTATATCCAGTTGTAGCAGTAAAAGAAACAAACACAACTGTTTATCGTAATGTTAAGAAACTTGAAGCGAAATTTTTCGTACAAACAGAACTTGTAGATGCTATAACATTAAATGCTACTTTGGTTGATCGTTTAACAGAGTTTCAAACTGTAGGTATTAATACATATCAAAAATTTACTCCAGCTGAATTTGCTAGTTTTCAAACAGGATTTTCGAATTTTTATGCAGCAAATTCTGGGTTAAGTGCTACTGTTGCAGCAGAATATCTTTCACAGATTAATAATTTCTTATCTGCTAAAGATACAGAAATTACAACAGATTTATCTGCACCTAATGCTACTTTCGTATTAGGAGCACCTAAGTTTTTCGAATTAAGTCTAAGTCAATATCAAGGAGTAATAGATGGTACTGCTTTCACAAACAGTGAAATTATGGGGACATGGTCAGCATCTGCTTCACCTATATCTGCTATTAATTCACCTGCTGATTTTGGTAAAGCTGGTATGATTGTAGTTAATAAAATTCAATCAACAATTAATGGTGGATATGAAGGACATTACATCGGATTAGCTGATAACACTAATTTACAACCTAATACAAATCATGATTCTATTCGTGGTGTATATACAAATGCAGGTTTAAATAATGCTAATTTAGGTATAGATACAAGTCGTTATTTAAGAGTGGCAACATCTAAATTAGGATTCCCATTATCAGCATCAAATGATGCTGGTACTGATAGAAATTCTGGTAGTATTTCTGAGACAATAGAAAGAATTGGATTTAACTTTGCTGATATGGCAACAGATAAATTTGATGATACCTTAACATTAGGTTTATTTAAATTAAGGACAAGTCCTTATAAGCCAGACACAATTCAATTAGATTATGTTGTTGAAGAAGCAGTTGCTGGATCATTAGATTTTCGTCGTCAAGTTAATAATCAAAATGGTGGTTTACCAAAAAGCTTTTATTTAGAAAACGTAGCAAATAATTCTAATAATATTACTGTATTTGTTAACAAATATATTAATAGTAAAGATATAGGAACTTGGTTGGATGAAAATGGTATTCCAACTAAACAAGTACGTGTTTTTTCTAAACAAGCAGAAACTGCTCTTGAATCTACTTTCGAATCAAATTATTCAAAATATGGATATCATTTAAATGATATTGATAAGATTAAACAATATATTGATTATGGTGATGCACTATTTCCTATTGGAAGTTATGCAAGTCCAAAACCTTCTGGGAAAAATATTGGTAGTTTAACATTAAAAATAGATCGTACCTTAAGAAAAATCGAAAACGATGAAGTTTTTGATTTGGATCTAGTAGTAGAAGCTGGATTGGGTACTATTTATGCGACAATTTGTGCAAATCGTTCACAATATTTTGATGATACAGAAATTTCTACTGGAATGCAAAATGGTTTAGCATCTATTACACAAAATGATTACTCTGCAACTTCGGATGATCAAGATAATGTAAAAGAAAATTACAGTGCTGTTTTCCAATTATTTGATAATTTCTGTTCTAAACTTCGTAGGGATTGTTTCTTTATTGCTGATCCATTACGTCACATTTTCGTAACAGGAGCAAATAAATTAATATTTTCTGATCCATATAAATCATTCTCACAATACGTATACAATCCATTGCGTCACTTATACGCTACAGCAAATTCTAGTTATTCTACAACTTATGCTAACTGGGTTAAAATCAATGATCAGTTTGCAGGAATGAATATTTGGGTTCCTTTCTCACCATTTGCAGCAGCCGATTATGCTGAAGTAGATCGTAACTTTGAGCCTTGGTATGCACCAGCTGGATTTACTCGTGGGCGTGTAACAAATGCATTAGCATTAGCAATCACACCTAAACAAAAAGAACGAGACATGCTGTATAAGATCAGCATGAATCCAGTAGCATTTTTCCCAAATGATGGTTTCAATATATTTGGACAAAAAACACTATTACGTCAGCCAAGTGCATTTGATCGTATTAACGTTCGTAGGTTGTTCTTATATCTAGAAAAAGCAACCAAGAAAACTGTTAAATACTTTATCTTTGAACCGAATACATTGTTTACACGTAATCGTGTGGTAGCAGTATTAACACCAATTTTTGATCGTGCTAGGAATACACAAGGTCTATATGATTATCAAATTGTATGTGATAAACGTAATAATACTCCAGCAGTAATTGATCAAAATGAAATGGTTGTAGATATCTATCTGAAACCAGTACGTGCTGCTGAGTTTATCTTGGTAAACTTCTACGCAACTTCTACTGGAGCTAATTTCAGTGAAATCATTGGAGGATAATAGATTTAAAATATATAAACAAACTAAATAATTAATATGGATATTCCACAACAAACAATTGAAAGTTTCTTTCGTAATGCAGTAGTAAATGATTTCTCAAGGGATTATTTATTTCGTATTGAATCACTAGTATTAGACGGAGGATTGAATATGGGTCCATCAGCAATGCTATATGCAAAATCTGGTAAATTACCAGCTCGTAACATTGTAAATCATGCGGTTAAGTATGCTGGTCAAACTTTTAATATTCCGGGGTCCGTGGAATTTCCCGGTAGTGAAAGTTATGAAATTGATTTTTACTGCCCTGAAGATTCTGTTATTCGTGAATTATTAATGAATGAAAGTGTTCGTACTTTCGGAAATGTACTTGGAATAGCAGGAAGTGGTCGTAATGGTGGATCAATAGCAAATCAAGATTCTCGTATCACATTATTACAATTAGATAAAAATCTAGATCCTACTTATCAATATGATTTAGTTGGTTGTTCTATACGTTCTGTAGGAGATTTAACTTATGGATTTGCTGAAGGTACAGGAGCAGTTATGAGCTTTACTGTTGGTATTGCTTATCACTTCTTTACTAGAGGATTAAAAGGTGTTGGTGGTGTAATCCCTGATAACTCATAATGAATGGCTGAAGTTAAAAAATCTAGTTTAGTTCAGAATTTTTTAGAACTTATAAGTCAATGGGACTATAATGTTCCTGTTACTGGACAATGGGCTTTAGCTATATATCCTGATGCCGATAATCTATTTGGCCTTATAAAGGATTATACTCAAATTGATGTTAATGGATTTTATATTGCTGAAACAATTCAACAGAAATTACTAGGAGAAAAAACCCAACCAAACTTAGATGGTTTGGGTTTGTATTATGCTCAATCTGTTAAAATCCCTAAAGAAAGTTTTACTATAAATTCAACTGGGATAGATGGAATGGCAGGATATTTAAAAGGAACAGTTGGATCTGATCGTTTAGATATGTCCAGCAGACATTTAAACATAGATTTCTTAGAGACTAATATAGATTTTGTGGATGGCTTAATACGTCCATGGATTATTGCGGCATCTTATAAAGGTTTAATAAATTTAGGAAAAGACAAATCTATTAAGGCAACTATTATGATTACGGAATTTACTAACAGTAAAAGTGAAAATGATAAAAAGCCTGTTAGAAAATTTCATAAATTTGAAGGATGCGTGCCTTACGAAGTAAACGACAAGACATTAAATTACGATAGCACTATATTGATTAACAATGTTTCATGGATATATAATGAATACACCTATAAAATCGATAGATCGTGAAATTTACATCCAAATTATTTCTTCCAGTAATAAACAAAG